AGGCTCAGGCTCAGGAACGTATGGCTCAGGCTCAGGAACATAAGGCTCAGGCTCAGGAACGTATGGCTCAGGCTCAGGAACATAAGGCTCAGGCTCAGGAACGTATGGCTCGGGCTCAGGTTGTACTGGCTGCAAGTATTGGTCAAATTCTTCTGGCAGCTCTTCTTGCTCTGTAGGGGGACCAACAGGCTCTGGTTCCGCTGGCACAGGAGTTAACGAGCGTGTTATTGCTGACTCAGGCTCAGGCTCAGGTGTAGGTTGTGCTGGCGCGGGTTCAGGTTGTGCTGGCGCAGGTTGTACTGGCGCAGGTTCAGGTTGTACTGGCGCAGGTTCAGGTTGTACTGGCTCTGGCACATATGGCTCAGTGTACGGATCGCCCTGATATGATACGTACGGCTCAGTGTATGGATCGCCTTGATATGGCGCAGGTTCTTGTGCATAGTCTGGTAAATCTACAACCGGTGCATAAGGTGTAGGTTGTACTGGCTCAGGTTCTTGTGCATAGTCTGGTAAATTTACAACCGGTTCATAAGGTGTAGGTTCTTCCCGCACAGGTGTAGGTTGTACAGGCTCTGGCACACCTGTGTTCCCATAACCGGGCTCGAAGAAGTTTGGATCAACTGGCTCTGGGTCAGGAATATAGGGCTGATCGTATGGATCGCCTTGAGGTAACGTGTAGGGCTGATCGTATGGATCGCCTTGAGGAGGTGTATTTAAACTTTCGTTGTAAGCATTTTCGTCTGCTACTTCCTGCTCGATTTTGTCAATAGCATCTTGATTGTTTTGGTCGTACTCTTCGTCCCCAACTTCTTGCTCAATTTTGTCGATAGCATTTTGGTTGTCTTGATCGTACGGATCTGTTTCAACGGGAGGAGTAAAGTCTATGGGGGGTCGGTACGGTTCAGGAGGTGGCGCAGTTGGCGCAGAAACAACATCAGCTCCGCCAGTAGTGGGGGTTGCAGTTGCAGGTTTTTGTAATGATGTAAACACAGGCCCAGTCTGCCCTACTCCCACACCTGCTGCGGGAGACAAACTGGACCTATCTGCGTTTCCCATTAAATAGTCGTACGCTGCTTTGGACTGACCTGTTAATGCGTTGAATCTGGCGTTTGGGTCGTCAGCTGGATTACCACCTTCAGCAAGTGCAATCAAACCACCACGCTTAGCTTTAACTGGGTCCAGACGGGTAAGAGACTGAGTGCGTGGGTCAAAGTCATACGGACGGATGTAGCCCGTAGACTGCGTCGGCATCTTGGTTGTAGTTGGCACCATTGCGTCAGCAATTAGAGGGGATGCCGCAGCTAGACCATACTTATAGTTATCTTTAGCAAACCCTAAAGCACTTTGAGGAGAGTTAGTGACGGCTTTAAACCCAGCTCCAAGTTTGTCAAAATTTGACGCCGCCTGTGCCGATGCTTGAGACTCCAGAGCTAACTTAGACGCAGCCTCTCCGTATGCGGCAGTACCGGGTGTAAGTCCTTGGGAAGCAAGGGTGTCGGCATAATTAGCAACACCTGCGTTTGTCATTGCGTTAGCACCCGCACCCATAAATGCTTCGCCCAAACCAGCACCGCCATAAGCACCAAGACCCGCTTGTAGACCTTTAGACAAACTGCCTGTAGCCAAAGCAGTAACGCCGCCGACTGTTAAACCCGCCATACCTGCGGACATAAGACCAAAACCGGCTGGGCCGAGAGCAAAACCTGCAATCATAGGCAGGAGCTTCTTTAAAAACCCAGCTTCCACCAAGCCGGTTTCAGGGTTAACTGTAAGAGAACCGCCATGTTTTAACGCCAATGCTTGAAGACCCGCAACTTCATTGGGGGTCATGTGGACGAGCATCGAATCGTCGCCTCTACCTTTGGAGGCCATCTGGTGGGCTATTGCGTGAAGGCTCATAGTTGCCTCTCAAAATGGGGGTTGGTCGATATTATCATGTTGACGTCTTTATGCGAAGCATTTGGCTTGTTGCTTGTACACCATCTTGTGTGTCTCTGTAAACATCGCCTAAACGTAAGTTGGGTAAATCCGCATCAGTAGGCAGCGTAGCTAAATTTAAATTTAACGTAGTTCCGCCCATATCGCCGGGGTTAGACATCTGGTTAAAAAACAGACGCAAGATATTGTTTAGCTGATCTTGATACCTGCGCTCGTACTCGTTGGGGGCCAACGGCAAGCTTGGTGGGGTTACATTTAGTTCAGCCATTAGCGTCTTCCATCCGCACGAATATCGATACGGGGAGCGCCTAACTGCCAAGCAGTGTTAACTTGGTTAGAACTGATCTTGAATATCATCTGACGCCCACGAAAACGTGTGTAAATCTGACCCGTAAACTCTTCTGTAATGTTGTACGTACTGCTTGAGGCCACCGGCTGGCTTGCATCACTTGTTACACCCGAGCCTGAGTTAGACAAGCCAAGCAGTTCCATTGTCACTGTAGCCGCAGTGCCAGAGGGGGAGTTCGTAGAGTTTTCAAATGTCAAGTCGGGCAAGATGCGCCACACAAAACCAAAATTGTGGCCGTCACCAATATCAAACTCAGACGACGCAATGTACGCATTAAGCGGTAAAACTGCGGCGGTTTCGTTGTCGTTTAGACCTGTTTCATGCGTAACCAAATTAGAACTGTACGTTGCTGCAATCGGTGTTGGCAATAGCCCTGAATCAAGCCAAGCAGTACGCGCCATGGTTCCGTAGTACCAGATTTTCTCGACGTAGTTGTAAATCACATACTTGTCTACAGCCGTGCTGCTGCCAGAACAGTAGAACCACCAGACTTCATTGAAGCCTTCGTTAGTGCCGCAGAAAATCTGAAGCGTTTGGTCTGGGTTTAGGTTTTGGAAAATGTAGCGACGCAAGTCGCAATTAAGCGTTTGTATACGGCCATCGTATGCGTAGAACTTGTCCACGCCCATCCAGAAAATAATACCTGAAGCAATCACAGCCGCGTTGGGGCTGATGATAGAGATGTTGTCACCCAAAAGCTGAGACGCCCAGACATACGGAGGGCCAAGATACTGGAGTGAATACGCGCTTGAGTCAGTAAACACCACAATCTCTTGACGGGACTGCACAGTCGTAATGATCTGGGAGCCGTGGGATAGTCGGGTAAACCCTGCCTGATTAGTTGGGTCTGGTGTCCAGTTATAGGGGTCGTTCTGGCCAGACCAACGGATCAGCATAGGGTCAATTGCACTAGAGCCGTAGTCGTTTGTGCCAAACACCATAACAAAGCGTGAAGCATCTGAGACAGTCAGCGTATTTTGAACAACTGGCGCATCAACAATGTTTGAGATGTAAACGCCCGAGCCAGTAGATGTGGTGCTGACTTCGTTACCCGCCGCGTCAAGAAGACCAAAAGTCAAGCCGTCAACACTGAACGCATAGTACGTAGTTGCCACAACAATCCCGGTTGGCAAAGATGTCGTAGCGGCAAACTGAAGCGCAGCGCCTTCGGTAAATGCAGCCGTGGAAGTCACGACAGTAGGCACACCCGTCACAGCGCTGTTGGTAAACGTTACATTCCCGCCCAGCGTGTTCAAAGCTACGCCTCGGCTAGACAAGCCTGCGGTGGCATCCCAGTAATATAGCCCGCCGCCACGGGGACCAAACACAAGGTCTTCACCGTAGTTAATCTGGCTCCAAATCTGTAAAGCACTTGTGTTTGTGCCGCCAGTGCCCCATACACCATCTCCCCAAGCCCCAGCGCCCCAACCAGTCAAAGGAACAGCGTAAGCAGGGCCAGCATTGATTTGATAAGCGGCAGCGACAGCGGAGCCGCCATACGAGCCTGCAGGAATAGCCGAGGGTACTGTGATTGTGTAAGAGTCAAGGCTTACAACTGTAAGTTGATACTCAGCGTTCCATGTAGAAGCGTATGTGCCCGTAGCACCGCTGAATGTGACAAACGATCCAGTAGTTGCACCGTGGGCAATAGAAGTCACTGTGACTGTAGTTGTTCCGGTAGCAGTAAAAGGATTTGTGCCCAGCGTTACTGTTGATCGAATAGGCGTGATGTCGTTGTATATGCCGCCCTTTTCAATATAAAACTTTGTGTTTGTGCCAACACCAACCAAATTTAAAAAACCAAGCGTCACCCAGTTCCACAATGAGCGGCACACACCGTTAAATGTGTATTCAGAAATCTGCTCCCAACCACCAATTACTTCGGGATTACCCTGACGGAAACGGATTTTGTCGCACTCATACCAGCCACCCTCAGTGGTATACCGCGTATTCTCCCGGTTGACGCCGGGTTTGAACAGGATTTTTTGTAATGGCATGGGCTACCTTTATTTACTGGCAACGCCTTTGGTCTTCTCAAAAGAACGCATACCGGCAATGCCCAAGATGCCTGATAATATCACCCAAAGTTGGTCTGCGTCTAGTACCGGCGGGGGTTCCATACCAACAGGAACCCAACCCATGGCTTGTAGGTATTTCCATGCCCACTGGAACAGTGGATACAGCAGGAACTGATACCCCATAGCCGCCACACCAATCCACCCAATCGCTGGCCTCCAGCCTGAAACAAACACACTGGATGATGCCGCTTCGATCTTGTTGACCTCAATCTGCGCTAGGTCAGTAGCTTGGTCAATGCGTTTTTCTTCAAGATCAAGCTTACGCTGCTCAACCTCCATCTGCATCTTTTCTTTGTCGGTTGTAATAAGGTCACCCGCAACCTTGCCGACAGCTTCAATAATTGATCCAACGCCAAGCAAACTCATGCTAGACCTTTCATTGTTCGGTTGATCCAGCCAAGCAGAAACTTGGACTGGGTTCTGTTTTTGTTGCAAATTTCAGCGTAACGGGCAATCTTTGCCAAGGCATACGACTCTTTAAACCGCTGGCCATCTGTGATTTGGTTAAGCTTCTCAACGGTCTTAGCGCCAATACCGCCGTCTGGCGTAGCGCCAACTACGATCTGAGCCAACTTAACCGCCATGCCCATGCCTGCATTTACACCAAAGTTAAAGATGGTATTGGCCACCTCTTGGTTGGTGATCTCATTGCCGCGCATCTTGTCCCAGAACTCAGTGCGGTAGAACTCTCGCACCATGCCAGTTAACGCACCGCCAAACTCCTTGCGGTCTACCAAAGGCCAGCCGTTCCACTGTGGGTTTTTGTTGCGAGCAATGCCTGCATAAGTCATACCGCCCGTATCACCCTCGACATCGTGGAGAACGTAGCCGCCTTCGTCTTTAATCATTAGCTCAAAAGCTGGTTCAAACTGAGCCATAGTCGTCCTTTACTGTTTGCTTTTACTGAGCATAGTACTGGCAATCAATAACATGCTCATTGCTTTGTGTACATCTTT